GTAGTTGACTTAGTTCCCTACGGGGGTGGTTCAGAATTTGAACCTGTTAAAGATGGTTTTGTAGTTGGTGGTGGTGAGGCTGCTCAAGAAGCTCCTTTCTAGAGCAGATCACAATAAGGGGTTGCCTCTCTGGGTGAAATGCGGCAACTGAGTTAGTAGTGCGGGTGGGAGACTAACACTTTTAAGGAATAAATATGTCAAAACATGCGTTGATTACAGGCATTACTGGACAAGACGGTTCTTATCTAGCTGAGTTACTTCTATCAAAAAACTACCATGTTCATGGTTTGGTCAGGCGTAGCTCAACACCTAATACAAAGAACATAGAACATCTTTTAAATCATCCTGACATCTCTATACATGTAGGAGATATGACAGACAGTGCTGGTTTAACTAAGATAGTAAACAACATTAAACCTGATGAAGTTTATAACTTAGCTGCACAGAGCCATGTTAAAATATCTTTTGATACACCTGTATGTACGGGAGACATCAACGCTCTTGGATCAATGCGTTTGCTTGAGGCGTGTAGGAATATAAAAGATTGTCCTCAACCAAAGTTTTATCAAGCTTCATCCAGCGAGTTGTTTGGAAAGATACAGGAACCAATTCAAAATGAAACAACTCCTATGTATCCTCGTTCACCATATGGCGTGGCGAAATACTACGCATACTGGGCGGTAAAAAATTATCGTGAAGCATACAATATGTTTGCTTGTAATGGGATATTATTTAATCACGAAAGTCCTAGAAGAGGAGAAGAGTTTGTTACCAGAAAGGTAACTAAGTATGTGGCAAACTGGCATACAAATTCTGAACCGCTTGAGTTAGGAAATCTTTCTAGTCTCAGAGATTGGGGACATGCTAAAGATTATGTTAGTGGTATGTGGCTTATGCTACAGGCATCTAAACCAGATGACTATGTTCTTTCGACAGGAGAGAAGCATAGCGTTAAGGAATTAGTAGAACTTTGTTTTAAGATTAAGCATAACAAAACTATATTATGGGAAGGTGAAGGCATAGATCAGAAAGGATATATTAATTATTTTACAACTAATGCTAACGAAAAAATGCAACGGCAGCTAGTTGTCGTAGTTAATCCTGACTTCTATAGACCTTCCGAAGTAGATGTTTTATGTGGTGACTCTTCTAAAGCTGAAAGACAATTAAATTGGAAACGTAATTATACTTTTGATAGACTAATAAAAGAAATGTTATTGTCAGACCAACCAGAAAAAGACTGGCACAAAAATGGAGGCGAATTACCTAATGGTTACTGAAATTAACTGGCCTTTAGCCCATGACACTTGGGACAATAAAGAACGAGATGCAATGCATGAGGTTATTGCTTCTGGTAGATTTACTTTCGGAGAAAAAGTAAAGAAGTTTGAGGATGAGTTTTGTGAGTACTTTGGATTTCCTTACGCTGTTCAAGTTAACAGTGGTGGCAGCGCTAACCTTTTAATGGTGGCTGTTGCTGTTGAAAGAGGATGGATATCCAAAGGAGATAAAGTTATTGTACCTGCCGTTGGTTGGAGTACATCTTACTTCCCATTCATTCAGTATGGTATTGATTTAGTTTTCGTAGATGTTGATAAAGATACTTGGAATATTAATGTCGATCAAATCGAAGACAACATAAAAGACGGTGTGCGAGGTATCCTGGCTATCAATATTTTGGGTAATCCTTGTGACTTTAAAGCACTCAACTCTCTATGTAATAAATATGATTTAATATTGTTTGAAGATAACTGCGAGTCTATGGGTGCGAAACAAGGAGAGACTTACTGTGGTGGGTTTGGTGATATAGGTACATTCAGTACATTCTTCAGTCACCACATACAAACTATGGAAGGTGGCATGGTTGTCTGTAATGATCCTGAGACATATAACAAGCTGCTAAGTCTCAGGTCACATGGGTGGACAAGAGGTACAAAGTACTACACTAACAATCCTTTTGAGTTTGTCACACTAGGATATAATGTTCGGCCAGGAGAATTGAATGGTGCTTTAGGTTCTGTCCAGCTAAATAAATTAGATGACATGAACAACCAAAGAATTAAAAACGCAGATACATTTATAAAGTATTTTGGTAACAAAGACTATTGTAGTATTCAAAAGGTAGAAGATAATAGTCTCTCTTCGTGGTTTGGTTTTGGTCTTGTCTTTGATCGTAACTCGTTCAGGCAAAGAACAAAACAAATTCTAGAGGAGTACTCTATTGATAGCAGACCTATATGCACTGGTAATTTTTTCAATCAGCCTGTATGTAAAAAGTATCACAAGAACATGGGAAGAGGAGCATCACTGGTCGAGGCACGTAAACTTGATGACAATGGTTTGTTCTTAGGAAACAATCCTATGGATTTAGAGCCAGCTATAAAAAGTCTCAGTAAAATTTTAGACTATGAATTTAATGAGAAGAATACAATAAATTCAGGATTATATTAAATGGCAAAAACTATAGATACTATTGTTGAAGATATCTATAACATCTTTGAATGTGATGAAGAGGTAAAAGTAAAGAAAGAAGACTTAGATGAGTTAGTGAAAGGTATAGTTGATGCCGTTACTGGCTCACTTAAAGAGAGAGAAAGATCAAAAGGAAATTTAAGGCTGTCTCTTATAGGCCATCCTGATAGAAAAATTTGGTACACTGTTAGGGATGGTGATAAGTTAGGTAAGGAAAAGTTAAAAGGACAAGATAAGATAAAGTTCTTGTACGGAGATATCCTAGAATGTCTTCTTGTCTTTCTCTCTCGAACTGCTGGTCACACAGTTACCGAAGAACAAAAAACTGTTAATGTTGAGGGTGTGGTAGGTCATCAAGACGCTATAGTTGATAATGTTCTTGTTGATTTTAAAAGCGCGTCTAGTTATGGGTTTAAAAAGTTTAAAGAAAATACAATTCATTCGGATGATCCTTTTGGTTACATAGCACAGATATCTGCTTATGCTAAAGCAAACAACTTAGATAAAGCTGGCTTCATAGCAATCGACAAATCATCAGGTGAAATTTGTTATTGTCCTGTACATTCGATGGAGATGATAAATGCAGAGGAAAGAATCAAGTCTCTTAAACAGACTATTAAATCTGATGTTGCTCCCCCTCGCTGTTATAGTGATATTCCTGATGGTAAGTCTGGGAACTATAAGCTTCATATTGGCTGTGTTTATTGTTCTTATAAGCATGTTTGTTGGGCTGATGCTAACGGTGGTCAAGGACTTAAAAAATTTAATTACTCTACTGGTCCGAGGTACTTAACCAGGATAGGTCGTATGCCCGATGTAGAGGAAATACATGACGAGATTTAGATCAAAGTCTGAGAGAATAGCGAATGACTTTTTGAAAGAAAAAAAAGTTTCTTTTAAATTTGAACCTTACTTTATTAAATATATGTGGATTGAAAATAAAAAATATTTGCCTGACTTTGTTTTAGATAATGGTGTAGTTCTAGAGGTTAAGGGTAGATTTACTTTAGATGATAGGAAGAAACATCTATTCCTTAGAAAAAGTAATCCAGACTTGGATGTTAGATTTGTATTTAACAATCCTAATTCTAAACTTTATAAAGGGGCTAAATCAACCTATGCTGACTGGTGTAGTAAGCATGGTTTTTTATTTTGTAAACTATCTGATGGTATTCCTGAAGGGTGGATAAGTGGAAAGAGAAGAAACAAAACTTCTTCTAGAGATAGAGGAAATAATAAAAAAAAGAAAAGCTGACCCAGAACAACTTCTGTTTATGAGTGTTATACTACAAGCTATGCTTGATGCTACAAAACCTATAACGCCTAAAGAATCAGCCGAAGCTATAGCAGCCAGAGAGACATCTATGTCCTGGTTCTTTTGTTCTGTTGGTGTTACCGCTGATGACTTTATGACTGTATGCGATATAGCAGACGTTGACCCTGATTATGTACGATCATTTGCTTATAAAGTTATACGGTCAAAAGAGATTGACTTTGTGAGGAAAAGGATAAACACTGTCTTAACTTTTAATTAGGAAAAGACCCATGTATAAATTTGATGAAGAACATTATCTAGAAGAAATACACCACTACGTTGATGAGACTTACAACCAACATTATGCCCAAGGTAAATATCAAGCTACAGATGTAATTTTAGATGCGGGATATGGTGAAGGTTTTTGTATAGGTAACATACTGAAATATTGTAAGAGGTACGGAAAAAAAGCAGGTAGGAATAGAAAAGATTTGTTAAAGGTAATTCACTATGCAATAATTATGCTCCACATCCACGACCAACAAGAGGAAGGAAGCTAATCTATGACACAGTTTCGCTCAAACGAAAACCCTATGTTCCGTTCTAAATTTAGTGAAGATATTTTCAAACATAAATACGCACATACGGGTTGTGAAACTTGGTCAAGTTTAGCAGCGGTTCTTGTCGAAGATGTTTGTCAAGAACATATGAGCAAAGAAGACAAAGATGATCTTGCTAACTACATTACAGATTTAAAATTTATTCCTGGTGGCAGATATCTGTATTATGCTGGTCGTCCTAATAAGTTTTTTAATAACTGTTATCTGTTAAAAGCAGAAGAAGACACAAGAGAAGACTGGGCAGATGTTTCTTGGAAGGCTGAGTCTTGTCTTATGACGGGTGGTGGTATAGGTGTAGACTACTCTGTGTACAGAGAAGAAGGACGCATCTTAGCTGGTACAGGTGGCTTGTCTTCTGGACCTATTCCTAAGATGCAGATGATCAACGAGATTGGTCGTAGAGTTATGCAGGGTGGCAGCAGAAGGTCTGCTATTTATGCTAGTCTTAACTGGCAACACAAA